GGGGGGAGGGGGGAGGCCCCCATGCCTGCCTCGGGCGGCCGCACGTCACGGGTCGTGACGCGGCCGAGGGCGCGGTCGACGGTGCGAGTGCTGACGCCGTGGGCGCGGGCGAGGTCGGCCGGCTTCCATCCTTGCACCCATCCCGTTGCGATCTCGCGGGAGCGTCGTGCGGTGCGGCAGGTCGAGAGCGGCATGAGTGAACCTCCGAATGCCCATTGAAGCTTGCCCGCGGCCTCCACGCCGATCTGCCTCGCGATCGGGTGATCGGGGCCGATGGGGTTGACCGGGATGTAGATCCGCCGCTGCTTGGCGATCTCCGCGAGCTTGAGGGTAAGCTCGCGTCCGATGACGCGCTCGAACTCACGAGCAGAGGTTGGCAGCCGCATGGTTCGGAGGAGAGTCGAGCGAATGCTCGAAGGCAAGCCAGAAAGCACAAATTCGGGCAGGTAACAGGGTAACAGGCGAGTAACAACCGGGCGTTGTAGGCTAACCCGTTGAAAATCCGGGGATTACCCCCAACAACAACAACAACAACAAACATTTATTTATTTATTTATATATAGAGGGGTGTCTTTCTCATGGGGTGTCTCTTCCTCACATTATGTCTATTAGGGGATGTATTTCACGAGTTGCCGTTACCTCGTAACCCGTTGGAAATCAGGCGCAATCCCGTAACCGCTACAACAACCGGCACGAAAAACCCCGCGGGCTTGCGCCGGCGGGGTCTCAAGTTTTCCGGTTTCAACCCGGAGAACTCGCCGGCACCGACACCGCCCGCTGCCGCACGTTGAGCCCGAAATTCATGACTTCGTGCTTTTCGTGGCCCTCGACGCGTTCGAGCTGCTGCCGCCACTTCGCTCCGGCCCACGGGGTATCGGTGAAGATCCGCTCGAGCGCCGGATGCCGATTGGCCACCGTGACGCGGCCATCCTTCACCAGGATGCCGTGCCGGCGCAGGGCCTCGCGAGTCTCACCCCGAACCCTGAGCGCGTCCTCGCTGATGGCCGAGGCCTCGACCAGGGCGACCGCTTCGGAGATCGACCTCGTTACGGCCCGGTCGTTCACCTCGTAGCGGATCGACGCCGCGAACAGGTGGCTGAGGCACTGGTTCTCGTCGTTGTCGACGTCCTCCGATCGGAACCCGGTCCAGTCCTGCTTCGCCATCCAATCGCGGGCGGCCTCGCGGGTGATCGCCTTCGTCGAGGTCAGGGAGAACGCGCCGGCGAGCAGCGTGCCGATCTGGTCGGCCGATCGCTTGTCCCCTGTGAACTCCACCGCGACGGCCGAGAACGTCTCGCAGTTCGCCCGCAGGGTCTTGGCGTTTCGCAGGCTGCGCGACCGCACCCGCTCGGCGTAGCCGTCGGCCCCTACGGTCTCCCGCCACATCGCGCGGATGGCCTCGAACTGCGCCTGTGCGCCCGGCCCGAGGTTCTTGCGCAGGGGGAGCACCGTCACGCGGCTCGTGTCGGCCTTTTTGACGGCCGCGACGCCGATCGATGCGAACAAAAAGCACGAGCGGATCAGGTAAGTGACGCTGCCGCCGGTTGCTGTGCCCTTGACGATCCCGGCGCCGGTCTCGGTCGAGGCCTGGCGCGCGAGTTCGAGCACCTTCTCGAAGCGCGCTTGGCTCGCGCGGTCCTCCGACTCGGCCTCGTCGAAAACGACCGGCAGGGCGTCGCTGCCGAGCTGCCCGCGGATCCCGGCCTCGCTCGTGTTCCCCTGCACGTGGACGGCGGTCTTGCCGACCAGCGGCTGCACGATGTTCGCGACCGTCCATGACTTGCCCGAGCCGGACGGGCCGGTCAGCCAGAGGTGCGGTCGCCACGCAAGCGCGCCGCAAACCGGAGCCAGGGCGAGCCAGCCGGCGAGAAGCTTCCCGTAGAGCGGCCGCTCCCATGACAGCGCCTCGCACAACTCGATCAGCCGAGCCGATGAGCGGTTGTCGGAGCCATCCCCGGAATCGACCGGGATCTCGAGCGCGCCTTCATAGATCGCGCGGACCGATGAGCGGAAAAACGGAATCTCGCGCTCGTCGCCGTTCACGACCAGCCGGTCGCCGGCATGGAAAACGACGTCCTCGCCATCGATCCAGCATCCCCGGCCGCGGATCCGGCGCGGGTCGAACTTCGGCAGCGACTGGCTGCGCTGGATCAAGGCGTTCGCTGCGGCCTCCCAGTCGGCCCCGGACTTCGTCCCAAACTCGCCCTCCCACTGCTGCAGCGGGGCGAGGCGCATCAGGTTGAGCTTCGAATGCCCCGATGCGGTCAGGCTGACGATCTGCTGGCCGCGGTCGGGCATGTAGAAAAACGCGTCCCCATCCACCCCGAGCATGCGAAACGGAAGGTCAGAGATTCGATCGTCGACGAACCGGCGCGGCGGCTCAGGCTCGTGGTCGGCTGGCGGTGCCTCCTGCTCGTAGTCGTGCGGGGGTGGTTCATCCGCCACGGGTTCGGCCGGTGGCCGGAGCGCGGCGATCAGGCGTTCGCGGGTCCATCCCTCGGCCACAGCGTCGGCGAGATCCCATCCGTCGGGCTCGCCCGCGGGCGGCGTGATGATCCGGACCTTCGCGGCGATCGGGGCGATGGCCTTGGCGATGGCGTGAGCGGCGTCGATCCCGGGCTCGTCGCGGTCCGGCCAGATGATCACCTTGCGGCCGGCCAAGGGTGTCCAATCGACGAACCGGATCGCCTTGGATCCGCCCGGCCACGTCACGACCACACCGGGGGAGATCGTCCGCGCTGCATCGGCAGCTTTCTCGCCCTCGACGATCAGAACGCCGGCCGCGGGGTTCGCCGCGAGTAGGTCGAGCCCGTAGAGCGGGCGGGGTTTCGCGAACGAGAGCCATCGCCACGCCTGCCGCCCGTCTGGATGCTTCGCCCATGTCAGCGGGACCACGTCCTTGCCACCGTCGGGCAGGTCGAACCGGCAGACGGCCCCGAACAGCCGGCCCGCGGCGTCCCGGTATGGCCACACGGCCGACGGTTTCCCGAAGCGGTGGTGCGTGATCGATGTCGGGAGCGCCGTGCCGCCCGGTGCCAGCGTGCCGATCCAATCGGCCGGCGCCGGCTTCGGTTTCGGCAGGGCCGTCACGCCTTCGGACTCGATGCCGGTGCGGAGGCGTTCCCCGAGTTCAATGGCCGCGTCCTTCATCGAGCACGACCGAACCGCCGCGAGTAGGGAAACCGGGTCGGAGCCGCCGGCGTCACTGGCGAAATCCTTCCACGCTCCGGATCGGAGGTTGATCGAGAGCGACCGGCCGGGCTCGCCCGACAGGCTGCCGATCTTGAACTCGTGGCCTTCGCGGTGGCCGTTCGGGAACCACTCGTGAACGAGCGATTCCAAGGATTGCAGGGCGGCGGCGTTGATGCCGTCGAAGTCGATTCTCATTTGGTTGGTGGGTGATTTTCGTCGGAGCCCTTGTCCCAGCCGGCCTCGTAGGCATACCAGCGGAGAGTTCGGGCGGGGTAGTCGTTGCGCCACTCGCCGGCGCGGGCGTCGGCGTATCCCTCCTTGAAGACGGGATGGAGCTTCGGCCAGTGCGGGCTCGCTTGCATTTCCCGAAGCTCGGGAGGGCGTGGCGGCTGAGGCATGTCAGATGGTCGGTGAGGCGATGCCGAGCGCGTCGTCGACGGACCGGGCAACGCCGGCCAGTCCACCGTCGAGGCGGACGCGGTCAATAAAATTCCGCTGCTCGGGCGTCGCCGTCCCGCGTGGTCCCTTCACCTCGATGGCGAGGAATAGGGCGACCCGCTGGCCGATCATGTCGGGGGTGACTTCCACGGACCGCCAGCCGATCAGGTCGGAGCTGCCCTTGCAGAGCCCGGCCTGAAGCGGCCTCGGGTTCCGGATCAGGATCGAGCCGTCGGTCAGCCGCTGCACGTCCCCGGTCCAGCCGGTGCCGACGTTCTGGCGGAAGATTCGGCAGCCCGGGTGAGAGACGCCGGCCATGATTGAGCGCATCAGGTTGGTTTCGGTCATTGGAGCAGTGCGTGAATGAGCGCGGCCCCGATCAGCCCGATCCCCACACCCAGCGCGAACAGGGCGATCAGGTCGGACTCGGCGACGAGGGCGTAGCGGCGTCGATTCATGCGGTGGCTCCTCGGGATTGTCGAGAATTGAACACGTGGCGAGCCCACACCGCGGGATTTTTGTATCCGCGCGAGCGGCCCAGGGCGACGAGGTCTTCGTAGGTCTGCGCCGATCCCTGCTCGGCCTTCCGCTGGCGGACCGGGTCGGCGTAGATGTTGCAGGCCGGGCATCGGTGGTCCCATCGGGAGTGCACCGTGCCGCAGCCCGCGCACCGCCGGTTGTGCTCGTCGACCAGGCCGTCGATCATCTTCAACTCGCCGTCGACCTGCTCGATCTTCCGCTCCTTGACCTCGTAGACGTGGCCGCACTCCGGGCATTGCGGTGCCGGCTCGTGGCAGCAGAAACAGGCCGGGCATTGCGAGACGCGGACGTCGTCCTCGTCCTTCTTCTTGCCCTTCTTCTTCGGCCGGCCGTCGAGGCTCCAATCCCGCACGTCCTCGGCTAGGCCGTGCCGCCCAAGGTTTCCGACGTGGTCGAGGATAATCGCGCGTTCCTTCCCCGGCGCCGGCCGGAGAACCCGCCCGACCTGCTGCAGGTGGACGGCGAGTGACATCGTCGGCCGGAGCAGGATCGCGGCGGTGACGATCGGCAGGTCGAACCCCTCGTTGATGATCTCGCACGAGGTCAGGACGTGGAGACGTCCGTCGCCGAGCTTGCGCACGACCTCGCGCCGGTCCTCGCGGTCCATGTTCCCGTCGATCGTCGCGGCCCGAAACCCTGCGGCCTGGAACTGCTCGGCGACGTGCTGCGCGTGGGCGACCGATGCACAAAACGCCACCGCCGGAGCCCCGCGGCAGAGCTTCGCGTAGTGCTCCACCGCGTCCCCGGTGATGGCGGCCTTGTCCATCGCGGCGGCGATCTCGCGCTGGTCGAAGTCTCCCCGCTTGATCGAGATCCCGCTCAGGTCGGCCGCTTGCGGCGGGGCGTAGTAGAGCGGGGGCGCGAGGTGACCGCCGCGGATCAGGTCTTTCACCTCCGGCCCGCGGATGAGTTCGTCGAACACCTCGCCGAGGCCCTTGCCGTCGAGCCGTTCGGGCGTCGCCGTCACGCCGAGGATTCGGGCTTGCGGGTGATGGGCGATCACCTTCCGCCACGAGCCCGCGGTCGCGTGGTGCGCCTCGTCCGCGATGATCAAGGCCGGCCGGAAGTAGTCGAGCCGCCGGACGTAGGTCTGCACGCTGGCGACCTGCACCGGCAGCGTCCGGTCGGGCGTCCTGCCCGCGGCAATCACCCCGTGGGCGACTCCGAACGCGTGGAGCGTCCGGCACGTCTGGTCGACCAGCTCTTGCCGGTGCACGAGGATGACGACCGAATTCCCGCGCGCCGAGGTGCCCTGCGCGATGTAGGCGAACAGGATGGTCTTGCCGGAGCCGGTTGGGGAAACCACGAGCGGAGCCTTGCGGCCGGCGCGGTAGGCGGACCGGACGCCGTCGACGAGGTCGATCTGGTAATCGCGAAGCTGTATCATGGGCGGCGCAGTTCGTTGAGGACGTAGCGAATCCGCTCGACGCTCGATGCCCGTGGGGCGAAGCGTCCAGTTTTCCAGCGCCACCAGGTGGCGCGGCTGATGCCGGCGATTTTGAGAATCGCGGCGATAGGATGGCCGACCTCCGCGGCCTTCGTTTCGATTTCGGTGGTTGTCATTGGTTGAGAAGTCGGGGTTCGACAGAATTCAGACGGGCTTCGATCAGCTGGTGATAAGCCGGGTTGAGCTCGATCAGGATCGGGGTTCGGCGGTGCTCCATTGCAACGGCACCGGTCGTGCCGGATCCGCCGAACGGGTCGAGCACGAGGTCGCCGGGGCGGGAGGCTGCGAGAATGCACGGCTCGATCAGCTCGGGCGGGAAGGTGGCGAAGTGAGCGCCCTTGTAGGGTTTGACCGGCACGGTCCAGACGCTGCGGCGGTTGCGCGTGACGTAGGACCGTCCGCCTGATTTTGGCCCGCCGTGCGCTGTTTGGCCCGGCGGCGTCCTCCGAATCCCGGCCGTCGCTCTGTGGTTCTCAGGATTAGCAGGCTCCTGTATAGCATCGGAGTCGAAGAAATACCTCGGCGACTTGGTCAGCAGGAAGATGTATTCGTGGGCCTTCGTGCAGCGGTCCTTCACGCTCTCAGGCATCGGGTTGGGTTTTGCCCAGATGATGTCCTGCCGGAGATACCACCCGTCGGCTTGAAGGGCGAAGGCGACGCGCCACGGGATGCCGATCAGATCCTTTTGCTTGAGCCCTTCCGGCGCTCGACGCGGCGACTGATCGCCTCCCCCGGCTTCGTGAGTGCGCTTGGCCCCGACGCCCCGCTGGTTGTCCTCGCGACCTCCATGAGCCCCGCCATTCGAGGCGTAAGTGTCGCCGAGGTTCAGCCACAGAGTCCCGTCGTCCTTCAGCACGCGCCGGACTTCGCGGAACACCTCGACCAGCTTCCCCACGAACTCGTCGGGCGTCTGCTCAAGGCCGATCTGTCCGTCGTGGCCGTAGTCACGTAGGCCGAAATATGGGGGGGAGGTGACGCAGGTCTGAACCGTTCCAGGTTCGAGCGTTTTCATTTGGGCGATACAATCGCCGGTGAGAATTATTGGCTTCATACGTTTGAGGGTGCGCGGGAACCGGCGCGAGTCGCGATCCGGTTCCCGCAAATTCGAGCAAGGTCAGGCCGCTTGGATCTCGGCGAACGCTTTGGCGAATGCCTTCATTTCGTCGGCGTCGTGCGGGCGGCCCTCGAAGTCGTAGGCGCTTCCGCCTTCAATGGCGAAAATGGCCGCGTCGCGGAGCACTTCAGTATCCCAGTCGGAAACAGCGGTGTTGATGATCGCTTCGGCTTGGGCGGTGGTCTTGGTCTTCACTTGGTTGGTGTGGTTGGTGTTCCCGCGTTGGTGGATGCGCGGCCCCCGGTGGGGGATTAGATCGCCGAAAGTTTCGCGACCGGCAAAGCCATTTCGCCGCGACCAAGTTTACCGTCTGGCTTCAGCTCTTTGACCTGAGCGTATTGCTCTCCGTCGATTTCGCGGAAGGCGAGGATGACGAACTTGCCGAATTGGGCTTTAACTTGCTGGCCGATGGTGAGGTTGCTGTTCATTGGTTGGTGTTGGTTGTTACGTGGGAGACCCTAACTCGCCGTTTCACAACTGCAACACTATTTTTCGGAAATCTTCGCCAGCCTCAGAATTGCCCCCGAAGCCCGCGCGGCGTTGCTGTGCTGCTCCGATCCCGGGCCGTGGATATACCTGGCGGCCGTCGCCATTTGCTTGTGCCCGAGCAGGTCCGCCACGTCGCGCTGGGTGGCCCCGGCCTTGTGGGCGTAGCTGCCGACCGTGTGGCGCAGGTCGTGAATTCGCACTCGGCCGGTGATCCCGGCCCGCTTGAGCACGCGGAGCCAGATACGCCGGTGGCCGGAGATCGGCCCCCCGGTCGCGCCCGGCAGGACGTAGATCGAGGACCGCGGGAGCGACGCGAGCAGCGCCACGGCATCCGGCGAGAGCGGGACGACCTTCGCGCCGGTCTTCGAGTCGGGTAGCTTCAGCACCGCGTCGGCCATGTCGACCCACGACCATTTCGCCAGCCGCCACTCGCCCGAGCGGCAGCCGGTCAGCAGGAGCAGCCGGATCAGCGCGCGGAAGGACGGCAGCACGTGGTCGGCTTCAAGCTCGCGCCAGACGGCCGCGATCTCGTCCGGCTCGAGAATCCGCTGCACGCCGGCCTCGGGGAACGCATCGACGAATCGCGATGGGTTGGAACCGGCCGGTCGCCACTTCCACCGCTCGGCCAGATCGAACGCCTTCGAAATGACTTCGAGCACGCGGTTGGCATTGATTGGCCGCGCGGCCAGCCGCCGGCGAACGGCGAGCACGTCGGCCTCGGTCACGTCGGCGACCACGAGGTTCCCGAGCGCCGGCAGGATGTGGAGCCGCCACGCGATCTCGTAGTTCCGCGCCGTGCCGGGTTTCCTCCGGCTCGCGTGCTCTTCGAGGAACCGATCGCGCAGGTCTTCGAGCCTCGGCGCCGCCCGGCGCGCGCGGCGTTCCGCCCCGGGATCGAGCCCGCGGCGAACGTCGGCCTTGGCCTCCCGCGCCATTTCCCGAGCCTCCTCCGGCGACAGCTCGGCCGCGGTGCCCAGGGTGATCAGCCGCTCGGTGCCGGTGGCCGTTCGGAACCGGACGATGAACGACCGCCGCCCGGCCGGCGAGACGCGGAGGCCGAACCCGGGGAGCTGGTCGTCCCAGTGGGTTCCGACCTCGGCGGCGGCGGCAGAGCGGCGGGTGAGTTTCATCGGGTGGACTCCACGGCGGCAGCGATCAGGTTGGCCAGCTCCGGCGACTTCCATCCTGCGCCGGCAGGCCCTTTGTCGGTGACGTCTTCGAGATAGGGAATCGCCTTGCGGAGCAGGTCGGCCAGCCGCCGGTTGAGGTGGTCGGTAGCGTCGGACAAAGATCGCCGCGCCCGCTCGGACTTGGCGAGCCGAGTTTCGAGTTCGCCGATGGTCTCCCGCGCCTCGGCGAGCTTCCGCACCCAATCGAATTCCGGGCGGTCGGGGATGGCTACGTTCCCGCCGATCATGCCGATTTCGACAAGCTCCGGGTCTTTCATGGCTTGCCGCGTCTCTTCCAAATCGTCCTGCGCCTCGGCGAGTTCGCGTTCGAGTTTGCGAGCAAAGTCTGGGTAGACAACCATCCGCCGGTGGCGACCAAGACGGACCTGATATTCCGCCTTGTCCGTCCTCGGTGTCGGCCTCCCGAGCATCAGCGCGAACTTGTCGCCTGGCGTCGGCGCTACCCTGTCCAGCTCCCGCGCCATCGCGGCGCGCTCCTCCGCAGTCGGAGGAGGGCCTTCGAGGTTGTCGGGACATTGGAGCGGTCCGCTCATTGTCCGCAATTCGCCGCAAATTTCCGCATCCGGCGTCGATGCCTGCTGTATGTTGTTGGTGCTCATGTGTTTGTTATCTAACAGAGTTTCAAATTTCCGCAACCGGCCGCAAAGGCCGGCCGTCAGGCTCATAACCTGAAGGCCGCAGGTTCAAATCCTGCCCCCGCAACCAGTGTTTTCAATGACTTAGACAGGCCCCGGAGGTTTTCGCCCCCGGGGACTGTCCGCATATTGTCCGCATTATGGAAAGCGCCCGAGCTTCGTCCGGACGCGGATCCGCTCCTCGACCTCGCGCTCGATCCAGGACGGGGCGTGCGCGGCTCGCGCCCATCGGTCTTGAACCCACCACGCGACAGCGATCAGCAGGTTGAGCGGGAAGGCGGCGAACAGCGCCTCGTGGCGCTCGCACGAGTAGTAGGCGAGCGCCATCCAGCGCGGCGGGCGGCAGTAGGGGGAAACCCAAGTGTAGAGGATGCGTTTCATGGTGGTGGTGATCAATCTTCGTCGAGGCCCTCGACCGTCATTTCCCCGTGGGTCGGGCAAACGGCCCCGAGGTCAAGCGCCCACTTCTTCGAGAGGCGCACGGTGTAGCCGCATTCCTCGCAGCAGGCCTTGAGCATCCGGGTCGTCTGCTTCTTCTTCCGGTTCGAGCTGCCGGGCTCGTCGTCATGGTCGCCGGCCGGATCGTCGCCCTCCACGGATTCCGCCGCGGCGCGGACACCTCGAAGCCGGGAGTAATTCAGCGCGGCGTGCGGGATCGGGCCGAGCTGGTCGAGGAACGGCTGCGCCCACTCGATGAACTTCGGCCCCGGCGTCGTGGCAGTGTAGGGTCGGAGCAGGCCGAGCAGGTCGCACATTTTCGCGAACTGACCCTTGTGGCCCTCCTTCAGCCCGACGGCCGCGTGGATCAGCTCGTGGCAAAGGATGCCGGCGATCTCCATGTTGTCGGTCCGATCCGGCGCGATGAAGATTTCGAAGTGCCCGTCGGCCGAGAGCGTCTTGTTCCAGCATTCGCCGCCGGCGTTGCAGTATTGCCCGCCCGATGTGAAGCCGGTTCCGACACGGAAGGGAGGGATCGGCTTGCCGAGTTCTTCGAAGCGGGGAGCCATGAGGGCCGAGAGCTGGCGCAGCCAGGTCTCGCGGTTGGTGGTAGGTTCGGTGTTCATTGGTTGGTGACGCCGGGAGGATTCGCCTTCCGACGCGTTTAAACAAGCCCAATTTTTGGTAATTTTCGGGAGCCGGCCGGAGAGCCTGACGGTGGCCGTGCCGTTCCCGATGTCGGTGAACTCAAAGAGTTACGCTTCGCCCTCGTCGAGGATGTTCTTGATCTTGGCCGCGCCTTCCAGGTCGATCACGACATCCACGCGAGGCACCTTGGCGACGGCCTGACACGCGTTGATCAGCCGGATCGCGGCTTCGCTGTATTGCGGGGAGTAGCTCACGGCGTCGGTGGTTGTGGGTTCTCCGAACTGCCGCCGGAGCCGACCTGCGGCGGCTCGGCTGGGTTGTTCTGCGCACCATTGAGCCTGCCCATGAATTCCGCGTGCGCTCCAACGGTGAACCAATGGTAGTATTCTTGGTGCCCTGAATCTCGGCGGTGGGGAGCGAAGCCGTATTTCTTTTCGAATTTTCCAGCAAAGAATCCCCAGTCGATTTCGTCCTGGTTCGTGTTCGCGATCAAAGACGCAGAACCAGGCACCGCAGCCAACCCCTCTCCGCCTATCGGAGAGGGGGCATCGGTCGCGGTCGTCCGTGCCGCATCAGCTTGGGGAATTTCGTTCATCGGGGTGGCTGGGTTGTGGCGTTCCGCGTGAACCGCGCCTCGATCCCCTGCCGGATCTCGTAGGCGATCCCCGACAGCGGCCAGCCGTCACCGGCGCCGGTCACGAACTCGTGGAGTTTCCGCAGGTTCGCCTCGGCGGCGTCGCGGACCTCGGCCACGGTTTCGAGCCTGGCGCGCAGGTCTGCCGCCTCGGCCTTCCAGCCGGCCGCGTCCTGGCGGTAGCTCTCGGCGTCGCGCTCGTCGGCCCCGAACCGATCCCGCACGACCGATCCGTCGCAGGGATTTGCCGCGAGCATGTCGGGCAGGCGGTTGGCCAGCGCGTCGGTCTGTTTCTCGGTGGCCTCTCCCTTCGCGATCAGCGCGACGGCCTCTTTCGCGATCTTGGTCATCGCGATTGCCCGCTGGTTGAGCGCCTCCATTCGGTGCTGATACTCGGACGGGTCGGGCACGCGCGCGGCGGGATTATCGGTCGGGTGCGTCGCGCAGATGGACAGCGGCGGGTGCGTCCGGCCTTCGACGATCAGGCCGACGGCACCGCCGGCGTTGAGCGCGAGCAGTTCCTCGGCGGACGGCCTCCAGAACGACCAGACTTGCGTGTCATTCCGCATGATGTGGAGGTCGCCGCATTCCTCCTCGGTGGTGCCCGGCGGGCGGCGAAGGACGTCGTTGCAGGCGGGGTGTTGGATGGGATTCACTTGGTCGGGGTGTTGGTGGTTTTGGTAGCGTCGCGGCGGCGGCTCTCGGCGCGGAGGCGAGAGAGCGCCTTGTTGCGGCGAAGCTCGCAGTTCAGGATCCGCATCGGCATCAGCACCCCGAAGGATTCGTCGGATTCTTCGTTCCCGGCGGTGACGTAGATCGGCGCACCATGGTTGGTGGGGTCGATGTGCAGCACTACACCCGGCCGCTTGCCGCCGACTCCCATCGCCTTCGCGACCCCGAGCAGGAACTCGGGGTTGAGGCCGATCCGCAGCGTGTGCTTCGTCTCGTCCGGGCAGGCCTTGGCCGCGTCCGGGAAATCGTCGCGCCATGACTCCGGGCAGGTCCGGAACACGCGCTGCTCGCCGAACCCCTCGACCGTCGCGTTCTCGCCGACGATCCTGAGCTGTTGTGCGAAGATCGGCTTCCGCTTCTTGGAGCAAGCGGCCGTCACAGCGGGAGCCGGCAGAAGCGCGGGCAGCGTGTCGGATTCGTCAGCCGCGACGGTTATCGCAACCAGCCGGCGGCCGTCGGTGGCGACCGCGAGCTCGTTCGTGAACAGGACGTTGTTGATGATGTGGCGAGTCGCGTCCTTTGAGGCCACGAGGGCCGGGTTCGTGTTGGCGGGCAGTTTCATTCGGTTGGTGGATTGGAGTTGAGGATTCGGGCGGCGCGCATCCCGAGCAGGATGGCGACCAGGGCGAGCACGGCGGCGGTTTTCTGGTGCCCGCACTTCCATGCGTAGCAGGCGAGGCCGGCCAGCCAGCAGGCCAGCGAGATGATCATTGCAAGGTGCATCAGGGTCGGAGTTTGAGTTCGGCGAGGCGGGTCAGTTTGTAGTGCGGAAACCCGAACGGGTTCTCGACCTTCACGACGAGGCGTTTCCTCCGGAGGATCGCGACGATCGCGCTGGTCGCCATCGAGCGTTTCTTCAGCCGGGCGACGATGTCGCGCATCTGAGCGCGGCCTTGAAGTTCGTCGATCACGGCGAGGACGGCGGCTTCTTTCGGGCCGATCCCGAGCTTGAGCATCAGGTCGGCGGCTTCGGCGAGGTTCATGGTGTTGGTGGGAAGCGCGGAGGGGTCAGCCGATCACGATGGACGTCGGTCGGTTCGCCTTCACGAAGTGCTCGGCGAGGCGATTGGTCATTTCGGATTTCAGCTTCGGCACGGGAAGGCCGTGGTGTTTCAGCAGCACGACCAGCGAGCCGCGGGTCATGTGCGCGAAGGTCAGACGGTAGAATGCGCGGAACTGGTCGGGGAAGTCAGACGGCTTCGAATTGAGGGCAATGGTCAGTTTCTTTTTCATGGTGGTGGTGGTGGTTCGGATTCAGCGTCCCTTGACCTTGAGGTTCTGGAACACGCGGAGCCCGGGCACGTCGGGCAGCTTGCCCTTCGCGGCGAACGATTTCTTCAGAGCGGCCAGGATCTCGGCGCGCTTCGGCTCGATCCGGCAGAGCGCCGGGAACTTGGCGACGAACGCGTGGATGTCCACGACCTCGAAGTCGATTTCCTCCCGCACGCCGGCCGGTGTCGGAGCGGCGACCGCGGCGGCGCGCGCGGCCTCAGCCTCCTGCCGTTCCCGCTCGGCCTTGGCGGCGGATTCCTCGGTGGCGATTCGGGCGGCCTCGGCGCGGGCGGCAGCCTCCCGCTGCGCAGCGGCGGCGGCTTCCTCGCGCTGGCGGGCCTCGGCCTCGGCTTCGGCATCTTGAGCCCGGGCGGCCCGTAGGCGTTCCATTTCGGCCGCGTGGGCGGCGCGCTCGGCTTCCATCCGCTGCCGCTCGGCCTCTTGCTCGGCGCGCATGGCCGCGAGCTTCCGCTCGTGCTCTTCGCGCTCGATCCGCAGGCGTTCCCGCTCGGCGGCTTCCGCGGCCTCCCGCTGCTTGCGCTGCTGCTCGCGGGCGAACTCGGCGACCAGGCCGGAGAGCCGGGTTTCCTCGGCGACCACGTCGGCGATGAACTCGGCGGCGATCCCGTCGATCCGCTTCCCGAGTTCGAGGACCGGCGCCTTGACCTGCTTGCGGCTGGACTCGACGGCCGTGCGGACGCTGCCGAGCGACCGGAGCCGGGATTGCGCGATGTCGCAGGTGTCGGAATCCGTCACGGCCACGACCTTGCGGGCGGCGTCGAGGATCACCTTTTTCTGAGCCTCGGCCTCGGGCGTGACGGCGATCTGGTAGCCGTCGCCGAGGATGGCGATTGCGTTGGTGCTCATGCGTCGACGAGTTCGATGTGGGTGGCTTCGGTCGAGAAGGAGACGGTGAGCCCCCACGTGTTGTCGGAGGTATCGAGGAAGCGGATTTCTCGGCCTTCCGCGTGGACATGCTGGCCCCAAAACGTCCCCCGGTTCACCCACCGCTTGCCGGCGGGCGTGTCCGGCGGCTCCGGCAATTCTCCCCACGGGAACTCGCGTCGGGTTGGGTCAGCATTCACCCCCAGCGGCAGCTCGGGATGGTCGGCCAGCGGATCGGCCTGCTCGGCCGGCGCGGTCGCTTCGTTCAGCAGCATGCGGAGGGCCGCGAGTGCCAGGGGCGATGCCGTGGCGGTGTCGACTTCAAGGGTCAGTTTCATTCGGTTGGTGTTGGTGGTTGGAGGTCACAGGAGAAGCAAAGCCGCGGCGTAGATCGCCAGCCCGGCAAGAGCCATCGCGAGCGAGGTCTTGAGTTCCGCCACGAGTTCGGCTCGAGCGGCGTCGATCCGCCGGAGGTTTTGGCGGCGGACGGGTGGGAGCAGCGTTTTCATGCGCGGAGCTGCCGGCGGGCGGCGAGGGCAAGGGTGAGGTGAAAGCGGCGGGCGACTTGCAGACCCAGCTCGCGGCAGTCGCGGGCAAGGTCCAGCCGGTCGCGGATTTCGTCGCGGAGCGCGGATTGGTGCTTTGCGGTCATGGTTGGTGGTCAGTGGTTACGGGTGAACCCTAAGAAATAATCCCCGCCCGTAAAGAAAAATTTCCGCCTGTTAGAAAAAACTTCAGACGTGGCTTTTACAGAGCTTGATGGAAGCCGAGACGCCGCGCGTGTTTCGGCTCTCGTAGGCCTCCACGTCGGAGGTCCGATACAAGACCCGGCCCCCGATTTTCACGAAGGCCGGGCCGTTCGACCGCGAGCGCCAGGTTGCCAGCGTCGCGAGTGTTACCTGAGCGCCCCAGCGCTCGACGAGCTGCGGGGGCGTCAGGAATCCGGGTGCGTCAGCCAAAGATGTCTCCTGAGTCGTCGGGGGTGGGTTGCGGGGTTTCAGCCGGAGCGGGCGCGGGCTCGGGTTCGACATCCACGACTGCCGGCTTCGCCCGCTTCGTGGCGGGCTTCGGCGCGGGAGCCTCGACAACCGGCGCAGGCTCGGGAGCCTCATCGAGGATCGCGGAGGCCTCGGGCACAGCGTTCACGCGGCGCGGCGGGTTGATGTCCTCGATCTCTTCGGTCGCGTGCATGCCGTTGAGCACGTCGGGCGCGTAGAGCCGGCCGAAGAATGCCGCGGCGCGATAGCGGAGCATCAGCTCCGGCATCGTCTTCCACTTCGATCCGTTCTTCGAGAACCAGCCCTCGGCCTTTGCCATTTCGATCGACGCCGGCGGACCTTCGAGCCGTTCGCCGGCCCGGTCGGTTGCCCAGGCCACGCACGACTTGTTGTCGCCCTCGCCGGTCACGTCGAACCGGAGCGGGGAGAACCGGCCGCACGAGTTGAGCGCCGCGATGATGAACGTCGAGGACCACGACGGCCGGCCGTGGATGATGTTCAGGTTCTGCATCACGGCGAGCGGGCTCGCGCCGATCCGCTGCGCCATTTCCAGCGCGACGATGGCGTTCCCGATGTTCTCCTTCCCTCGATACTGCTCGGGCACGATGTTCGAGCTGCACAGGGCGAGCGCCATCCGCTGCGCAGCCTCGAAGGACGCCGCGCTTGAGAACGCGGTGATCGAGGTCGTGGAGACGGGCGCGATGGTGGTTGTTAGTTGGTCGGACATGTCGTTGTCGGTGTTGGTATTGGTTATGCCCACTTCGGAAGGTCCAGCGTGAGCGGGCTGGCGGAGTAGCCCGGCCACGTGTCGGTGGCGAGGCATCCCCCGAGAGTTACAAGGTCGTCCCGGTAGTCGGCACGGCCGCGGAAGATCATCGCCGCGCTGGCGACGTAGACCGCCACGAGGTGCGGCGGCTCGGTCTCGACGGCGATGAAAACGAAACCCTTCGGCGGGGTGCCGGTCAGCGCCTCGAAGCCGTCGGAATAGAACGCGGCCTGCACGTGGTAGCGATACCCGGCGATCGATCGGGCGAACCCGTCGGGCGATGCGTCCTTGGTCGCCTTGAGGTCGACGATCACGCCGGCGGTCGTGACGGCATCCGGCCGGCACCGGCAGTCGATCCCCGACTCGTTGTCGCGCCAGAAAATCGACTGCTCGACGGCATCGATCTGAGCGAGGGCCTTCGCGGCGGACGGGTGGGCATGGACCGCGGCGCGGATCGCGCGGAGCCGGTCCAACTCGTCGGCGTCGATCAGCATCTTGCCCTCGGCGGCGATCTGGAACGCCTCCCATTCAGCCTTCCCTGCGCTGGTCCGCCGGTCGATCTTCGGCGCGACCATCACCTCGTCGTCGAACCGATCCGGTTCGAGCACGGCGGTATGCGTCAGGGTGCCCAGGATCATCGCCGGCGTGGGCGGGGTCTTGTTTTCCAGTCGCCACTTGTAAACCGCTGGAGCGCGGCGGACGTGGTCGAGCTGACTCTTCGAAACGGAACGGCACGAGTGATACTCGGCGTTGCTGAGGTCGGTGCGCGCGTGTGCGCTGGTGGTTGGTGGCATTTGCATCGAACGACATACAAACCGCCGGCTTGAACTTAGCAAGCCGGAAGTTGCGCGTTTTTGAGGCGGCTCGATGAATTATGCGCCTTCGCCGGTGATCGATGTCGTCCAGCCCGATCGGCTGACGGAATGGCGGACCGCGACGATTTTGATTCGGCCGTCGACGCCATCACGGAACCCGGAGAGGGTCACGAACGCGCCGGCGACCATGTCCAGCCGGCCGGGCATGGAGAGCTCGATCTGTTTCTTCGACCGCTCGATCCGCTTGGCCTTGGACTTGGCCGCGGCCTTCGCCTCGTCCTCAGTCCTGACCCATTCGTAGACGCTGCGGAAGTTGTCACTCATGGCGGTGGGAGTAGGTCGCCGGACGCTTCGCCCTCGCCGGAGGGCAGCCCGAATTGATCGTCGGCGACATCGACCTCGACCTCTTCGATGTCGGCCGCCTGGTAGCTGTGCCGCTTGGCCTTCACCTTCGTGACGCCCTGGTTCTTGCCGCCGATCCGGACGCGCCACGACGTCACCTCGGACGGCGTTAGGGTGAGTTCGAGGGCCTGCCCGGTCACGCTGCGTCCGCCGGCTTCGGATGCCAGCACGAGGCGGCCGTCGGCCGGCTTCAGGACGCCACCGTAACGCCGGGCGAGTCGGACCAGCAGGTTCGCGTCGGACTCGTCGACTTGCTCGACGTAGGGGACCGCGATCGATGACAGCTCGGAATCGACCGCCGGCGTCAGCCCGCAGTCGGAGGCGATCGTCTCGACGATCTCGCCCAGGGTCTTGCCCTCGAACGATCGAGATTTCCGGCTCGTGAAACTTGCCTGCCCGCCGCCCCCGCGGTCGGTCACGAACGGCGTCGAGGATGCCGTGACGCTGATCAGGTCCGGCGGGCCTTCGACCTCGACCTCGTCGACGACGAACGCGCCGACCCGCTGGTTCGCTCCATCCCAGCCGAGCGAGATCTCGAGCTTCGCCCCCGACGCCGGCAGCGCGAGGGTGCCCGCGGAATCTTCGAGCGTCAGGCTCAGGCCGTCGCTGGTTTCGTCGACGGTGTCGGTGATCGTCATCGACACTAGCCGGCCGGAAATATCGCCGGTGATGTCGGATCCGCCCGCGGTGATCTGGAAGGTCGGCCGCATGTCAGTCCCACAGCCGGGTGAGGTTTTTCGCCGGTGCCGACGGCCGAACCGGAAGCTCGATGTCGATCCCCTCCGGCAGCACCGGCCCGAGGTCGGCGAGCCCCGGGTTGGATTCCAGCACGGTCTCGACGATGCCGTTCTCGGTGTCGCCGTAGTAGCGGGCGACCACGTCGTCGAGCACGTCGTTCTGCTTCGAGCGGTAGGTCATCGGAACAGGGAGAGGAAGTTGGAGGCCTTGGTCACGAGGCCGAACACGCCGGCCCCGTCGTCGTATTTTTTCAGCGACACGTCGAAGGTCGAGATCCGCGGCATCCCGTCGGAGAAGTGCATCGTGCCGGTGTCGTTCACGGACTCGATCACCCAGTTGCCATGCACGCGCCCCATGCCGTCGACCAGGAACAGCGGCTTGCCCAGGCCGGCGAGCGCGCGCATCTGCGCGATCTGCTCCACCCCGCCGGTGAACCCCGGGATGATCCGGCCGCGGAGCAGCATCGCCTCGGCACGCGGCCCGGTGAACTGCAAGGCCGGCGCAGTCCCGACGCGCGGAGTCTCCGGCCAGTCCCACGAGGACGAGCGGCTGATTTCGTCCGGCGCGGCCGTGGCGAGCGAGAACCGGAACGGGCCGAGGATGATCAGGGTTCCAAGCATGGTCACGCGGGGACGAGAGCGCCGTCGTAGTCGAACAGCGGCTTGCGGTTGAGTTCCTGCCGGAGCTGCCGGGCGATGCCGGCACCATCCTGCCCGGGGGCGTCGATCTTGATGTTGACGGTGTTGTTCGCGGTCCGCTTGTCGGCACCGGGCATCGCGTCGGGCGGTGCCACCGTCGGGACGCGCATCGAGGTCTCCTTGCCTTCACCTCCACCGCCGAACGAGAAGAACCCCTTGATCTTCGCCCCGAGCGCCGCTGCCTTGCCGACCAGCTCGTCGAACTTCTGGCCGATCCAGTCGAACACGCCGGTGAAGGCGTCGCGGATCGACTGAGCCAGGAACCGGAACTCGGATTTGAGCTGCGCGATGGCGTTCGTGATCTTGTCGTTGGCCTCCTGCCACTTGACGCCGATCCAGTCGGCGGCCTCGCTCCACGCCTTTTTCATCGCCTCGCGGTTCTCGGTGCCCTTGTCGACCATCCGATAGCCCCACTGCTCGACGTCGCTGTAGAGCTTCGCCCAGAACGATCCGAAGGCGTTGACCCGCTCCTCGCCGAACACGGCATTGAGCCCGGCAATCGCCTTGTCCGGGTTCTCCCACAGATACCAGACGCCGGCGACGGCCGCGGCCAGGGCAGCCCACGGGCCGAGCGCGGAATACGTGGCGGCCGAGAGCGTCAGCAGACTCTTGCCGAGGGTTCCGACGGCGACGATCGTCGGCGCGAAATTCACCGCCAGGATGGCGAGCCCGAGGTTGTCCCAGCCGCCGACGAAATCCTTCACCTTCACCACGCCGTCGGCGAACTTGGTCACGAGCGAACTGATTTGATCGACCACGCCGGGGAGCTTTTCGAGCATCGTGCCAATCGCCGGCACGACTCGCGTCTCGATCGCGGAGCCGAAATCCGCCGCCCACTTCCGCAGCGCCGGGCCGTTGTCGCGGACGAACTCGGTGAACCGCGCGGTCAGCCGCTGGAAAACCGGCACGAACTGGATCGCGATCTGGTTCCGCAGGCCGACCAGCGTGATGCCGAGCATGTCGAGCGCGGACGCGGCATCGCCGGCGGCCTTCGCGGCATCGTCGTCGAGCACGGCCCCGGCTTTCTCGCCGGCCTTGCGGAACTCGTCGAGGCCTTTCTTGCCCTTCGCGAGGATGCCGGCGAGCTGGTATCCGGATTTGCCGAACAGCTTCATCGCGATTGCCGCCCGGTCCGCGCCCTTGTAGTCCTTGAAGGCCTCGGCCACGACTTCGAGCTGCTGGTCGAGGCTCAGTTTCTTGAGCCGCGCGCCGTTCACGCCCAGCTTGCCCAGCGCCTCGTCTGTCGCCTTCCCGCCCTCGCTGATGGCCTTCGAGAGCCGAGCGATGGACGCGGTCATTTTTGAGCCGCCGACGCCGACGGTGGCCGCGGCGAACTGCCATGTCTGAAGCGCCTGCGTCGACATGTTCAGGGCCTCGGCCGAGTCGCCGATGTCATCCGCCCAGTCGACGAATCCACGCGTCACGCTGTAGATCGAGGCCCCGACCGCCGTGATGGCTCCGGCCGTCACGCCCGCCGCCACGCCCAGCCGCTTGAGGTCGCCGCCGAACGTCGTTCCGATGTTCTTGAACCCGGCCCCGATGTCGATCTTCGACGCCGCGCGGAGCTTCTTGAGCTTTGCCTCGGCCTCCCCGATCTCCTTCTCGAGCTTGTTCAGCGAGCCGGCGAACTCGCCCGAGCCTTTCGCCGCGAGCTTGTATTCGGCCCGCAGGCCCTTGAGCGTGGCCTCCTGCGCTTTGATCTTCGAGTTCAGGCTGCCGAACACGCGGCCGACCGACGACGACAGCGCGGCGCCGATTTTCAGGTTGGCCGCGAAGTTCTTGATCATCGTTTCGGGATCTTGGTGAGCCAATCGACGAACTCGTCGGTCGGCAGGTCGAGGATTTCAGCGCGCCCCCATCCGGTGTAGTTGGCGAGCATCAGGACGCCGCGCATGGCGTCGTCCCGCTCTAACCAAAAAAACCCGCGAGCCGCTCCTGGAGCTTCTTGTAGTCGGCCAGGTCGAGGTCGAGGATTGCCGAGGGCGGAAGGCCTGCCAGGTTCGCGATGAGCGCGGTTTCCGACTCGGCCTCGTCGGCCTTGTTCTTGCGAGCGGCCAGCACGTCGGCGACCTTCGGCCGGCGCATTCCGATCTCGGTGATCGACCGGCCGTCGGAGGTGATCGGGTGTTCGAGCTTGATGGGGTCCATGATCTTCAGAGGCCAATGGCTCCGCGAATCGCGGCGAGGCGATCCACGCCGTTGATGACGCGGGTCATGTTCAGGATGTCGATGTCGTGAACGACGACGCCGTCCTGCTCGTAGCGGTAGGCGGTCAGGCCGAGCGTGAAGGTCTGCGCCGCCTTGGTGCCAGGGGTGAGCGTGTCGGTTTCGATGCTCTTGATCGTGCCGCGCATCGTCACGACGACGGCCTGCACGGTCCCGTCGAGGGATTCCAGCGCGCCGCGAAGGACGAACGGGACATTCGCGCCGGGCGCGACACCGAACAGGGCGAGCACGTCGCGGTCGAACTTGGAGAGCTTGAAGGACGACTCCATCGCCTCCATGCCCATGTCGATTGGAACCGGCGCGTCCATGCCGCCGGCCCGGTAGTCTTCGACCAGGAGGGAGAGGTTCGGCAAGGTCGCCTCGTCGACGTTGCCAGCGTAGCCGCGGCCGTCGACGAAGAGGTTGAAGTTCTTGAGGAGTTGTGCGGCGGCGCTCATGGCTTAGGCGAGTTCGGACAGGTAGTCGTTGGTGAGGATCGAGCGGAACGTGACGGTCTGCGCGGGATACGGCGGGGTGAACTCGAAGTTGAAGAACACCTTGCCGAGCGCGATGTTCTCCGGGCTGTTCAGGTCCGGGTCGGGCCAGCAGCGGCCGCCGAGGATTGCGCCCTGGTTCTTGAGGCTCGCGAGGTAGCCGTTCACGCCTTCCGCCACGTCCTCGAGGTAGGTCTTCGTGATGTTGCGGTCGACGGCCCACAGGTGAGCGCGGAGGATCGAGTCGTTGATGATGTCGGCCGTGCGGCGGACGCTCACGAACTGCCACTTTGGATCGATCGAGCCGGTGAGGTTGCCCCACAGGCGGAACCCGCCCTGGCGAATGAACGTCGCGACCTTGCCCTCGTTGAGGATGTTCGCGGTGCTTGTGGTGTCGCCGAGCTGGAAGTCGACGGGATAGTCGAGCGAGGTGATGCCGAACACCTCGACGTTCGACGGGCTCCACCAAAACCCGCGGTCGTTGTCGGACTTGGAAATGACGCCGGCCACGAACGGAGCCGGGTCTTCGCCGCCGTTCACGCTCGGCCAGTAGGTCAGCGTGCGGTCGTCAGCGTTGGCCGCGGCCCACGCGGTCGCGTCGGTGGCGGTCGCGACGCCGAGGCCGATCACGGCGATTGCCTTCAGCGATTCGGCGACGGCCTGCACGTCGGTGACGATGTCGCCCTCGACGCCTTCGGCGACCAGGATGCGCGGGGTATAGCCGAGGTCGGCCTGCGCGCGCTTGAGGGCGTAGATGCCGGTCATGCTGGTTGCGTCGCCCGCGACATCCGCGGTGCGAACGACCACGACGACCGCGCCGGCCTGCTTGTAGATCGCCTCAAGCGCCTTGCCGAGGTAGGTGTCGGCCCCGAGCTGCGCGTCGACGTTGCGCGCGCTGGTCACAAGCACCGGGGTGTCGAGCGGGAAGGAGGCATTGACGCCGCCCGAGAGCAGCGTCGCGGCGTGGACAGCGAACAGGCTCGCGCCGGTCGAGGCCGGGGCGAGAGCAGCGGTGACGAACGCGTTGACCGCGCCGGCCGCATTCAGCGCGGCGAGAACCTGCGAGGCCGTCGAGGTGGCAACCGAGGAACCATCGGTGGCGAGCGAAATGGTGATGACGTTCCCGGACTTGGTCACGGCGAGCGCGGCGTTGTTGCCGGACGGCTTGACCGTCACGATCGACAGCGCGTTGCCGGCGGCGCCCTTCGAGACGGCGGTGAACCGGAGCGCGCCGTTGCCGGTGCCGATCGTGACAGCGGCGGCGATGCCGTCGTCGTTGCCGGAGCCGACAAGCCCGATGACAGACGAGCGGACGGTGCGGATCGGGCGGGCTCCGCTGTCGACTTCGAGGAGTTCAACCCCGTGCAAAAAGGTCTCAGGCATGGCGGGAATTTATGGGTGAGGGATGGTCGGGTCTTGCGCGGTTTTGTCAGGCGAACGTCGAGGCCTGCACCCCGAAGTTCCACGTTCCGGTTCCGGTCGAAACCTTCCCCATCGCCGCGGCGAAGTGCATCCCCTCAGCGGGGTGAACCACGGCGCGAGCGATAGCAGGGAACTCGACGTTCGCCGCGTAGGTCGTTGAAACGGTCTGCGCGCCGGTCGTCGATCCGTCCAAGCCCACGCTCGTCGTGTGGACGTTGTTGCCGGCGCTGTTGCTCTGGACGCTGCCGATCACCTCCACGACGACCGCCTCGTCGGCCCATGACAGCAGGACAGCACGGCCGCCGGTCAGCTCCTCGAACGCGGTGTTCGTGGTCGTGTCGACGATCGTCCCGGTCGCGGCATTGATCTGCCGACGGTTGAACCAATTCGCGAGGTTGCGGTTCGCGCCGGTGTCGACGAACTGCCCGGGCGTGTTGGCCGTGGTGTAGATCATCCCGACCAGCGTCCGCGATGCGTCGCCGGTCTTCACTTCGACGCCGGTCGCCGATTGCTCGTGGCCGGTTGCCGAGAGTTCGAGGGCCATCGAGCCGCCGGACATCGCCGCGTAAACGTAGTATCGGGTCGACGCCGCGAGGCCCGTGTTGCTGATGGTGATTCCAGCACTCGGGACCTGCTCGACCGCGCCGTTGATCGTCAGGTTCTGCCCGTTGAACGGCGAGAGCTTGAGCGACGTGGCGCTGACGACGGAAAGGCGGCATTGGCCGTGCGCGGGGAATAGCAACTTGAAGGGATCTCTCACGGAGTTGTTAGGTTAGCGGTTCTTCCAGATGCAGGAGTGCATGCCGCAGCCTTTCGACAAGCGGTCGACGTCGTCCTGCAGCTTGGAAACCACGCCGCGGAGCGACGCGATCTCGGAGGACAAGGTCTTGTAGATGATGCCGGCCAGAGTTCCGATCACGGACGCGAGCAAGGCCAGGACGCCAAGGAGCCATTCGACGGGGATTTGCATGGGGTGAATCAGGCTGTGCGCCGCCAGATGTTGACGACGATGTAGGGTGCGAGGTTGTTGTGGCCTTGGCCTTCACCGGACGCGCCAGACGCGAACGCGGCGATGTCGATCACGTGGGTGTGGCTTCCGTCCGAAGACGTGAAAAGCTGCTGGCGGTTGGCCGAGGTAACGCCACCCAGGCCCTTGCCGGTGATCGTGGCACCGGTGCCGGATTCGGAGTTGAACAGGCCGGTGTCGGACAACAGGCCGTGCGTGTGCGCGCCGGCCGAACTCGTCGCGGTCGAGGGCGGGTTGACCTCATGCGTGTGCGCCGGCAACTCGCCGATCGTCAGCACGTGGGTCTTCGAGCCGCCGGTCTGGTCGAGCGATTGGAAGCTCGCGTCGAGCGGGTCGCGCGAGACGAGCGTGCGGCCGGAGCCGTAGCGTTCCCATGTTCCGAACCCGAGCCAGCTTGACGGGTTGCCCTCGCGGCGGGTCGTCAGGATCTCGCCGACGGGATACTGGTGCTGCATGAGCGCTTTCCACAACTCGCCCATGAAGTTTGGATCGGTCGCCGACGGAAACCCGAGGTTCGCGCGCGCGGTCTGCTTGCTCGCCACGTCGTCGAGGTTGTTCGCGGCCTGCAGGAATGTCACGCCGCCGGCCGGCTCGTTCTGGATCAGCAGGATCTTGGAGCCCGCGGGATAGGCGGTCGCGAGCGTGATCTGCGTCGACGAGTTGATCGAGTAGTCGCCGGGGTGGAGCCGGATGCCTTCGATGTAAACCGCGAGCCCGTTCGTGGTGGCCGTGCTCAGGTTCACGACGGTCTGCGCGAGCGCGAGCGTCTGTTCCTCCTGCACGATGTCGACGACGATGTTCAGGCCGGCGAGCGGGTCATACCATTCGACATCGCCGTCGGTGTTCGACCGCTTGCGGAGGATCTGATGCGTGGTGCCGCCCGGCAGCAGCGCGGCGAGCGTGAAATTCCCTTCGACCCAGGACCGGGTCGCCAGCACGACAGCCGGGTCGATGATCAGCGTCACGTCGACGGCGTTCGTCACCTCGAACACGAGGCGAACCACGAGGTCGCGCGTCGCGCCTTCGCCGGCGGTTGGCTTGTAGATGTCCGGGAAATTCGCCACCGCGAACAGGTCGCCGTCGGTGTCGACGAGGCCGACCTCGCGGATCGTCCAGCCGCCATCCGTTGCCGGGATCACGGCCTCGGCGATGTAGCGGTTGTTCGCGACGTCGAGCTCGAGGCGATTCAGGTCGGTCGCGAAGACCTGCCGAATGAGGCTGACTTGATCCGCCGCCGGCGTGGTCGGGTTTCCGTTGCCGTCGCCGAAAACCATCTGCGAGACTTGGATCTCGGCGGGCGTGAACTCGTCGGCGTCGGCGATTGCCTGCGCGACCTTCGCGAGCCCGAGTGCGGTGAGAATCGTTTGATACATGAGAGGGTCAGGTCGGGGTTAGAATTGGAGCGCCGGTGCTCCCGCCGCTGGACACCCACACGACATCGAACAGGTCGACGTCGCTGATGTCGTTGTTCTGCCGCCAGTGGATCGTCGGCGGATCGAATAGCCCGACGCCGGGGGTGTAGATGCACCAGACGACGGAGCTTTGCCCGGGCGGATATGGACCGGAACCTCCGGTGTCGACCTTGCCGATGCGGTGCGCGCCGTCGGTCCATGCTCCACGAGGCGAGCCGTCGGTCGCGTCGTAGTAGGTGCCGTTGAGGTTCGGCGAAACGGTCCCGGTCAGTTCCAGCTCGGCAGGCGCGGACGGCCCGGCGAATTCCTCCACATCCGTCTCGCTGCCCGAGAGCTGCGTCGACGCGATGATCGGTCCGCCGGTCGCACCGTTGGTCGCGAGGTATTGCGTCCCGGCCAGCGCGGAGCGGGCGTTTTTCTGGCGCAGCGCGATGGCCGTCGCCTCAGTGATGGCCGCGTCGATCAGCGCGCCGCCGGCCGATCCGGCCCCGACCTTGAACAGCAGCCGGAACGTGTAGGCGTCGCCGGTTTTCTCGTCGATCTCGACCTCGTAGCCGAGCGCCTGCAATGCCCGGCGAAGCGCGCCGATCGTCCCTTTGCGGCGGTGCGTCTCGATGCTCGCCGCGATGGCCGCGCGCTTCTGGTCGACCGGCCACGAGGCATCCCACTCGTCGACCGACAGCGACCACGCGAGCCACGGAAGGATGCCCTCGGGACACGTCGCCGGGTTCCAGAGCGTGCGCACCGGCACCGGCACGGCGCGATCGACCGAGCGAGAAATTGCTCGTTCCTGCGGCGTCGCGTTCGGTGGTAGCAGGTCGCTCATGCCGCGGCGGTCGAGAGGGTGATGTCGGTGCAGAACGGCGCGTGCTCGCCGTCGATCACAAGGTCGGTCGTGACTCCCGGAGCGGCCAGCGTCACGCGGTCGACGCCGGGCACGTGAAGCGCCGCGTAGAGAGCGGAGAGCCGGATGTCGGCGCCGACGCGGTGCTGCTTCTCGACGAACGCCGTCACGGATGCCAGTGCCTCGTCGCGCACGAGCAGCGGGTCGGGGCCCTGGTTGATGTAGAGCGTCGCCACGACCTCGAACTCGGTGATCGTCGCCGACTGCACCTCGACGGTGTCGGTCAGCGGGCGCACGTCCTCGGCATTCAGCGCGGCCTCGACGGCGGCGATTACTGGCGAGCCGACAGCGCCGTTGCCGGTGGTCCCGAGGAGCGTCACGCGAACGACGCCGGGGTCGGTGTCGGGAGGCCCGGCGATGGCAGCATCCTTGACGCCGTCGACGCTCAGGGCGTGGAACTGGTAGGCCCCGACCGGGCCGGCCGTCGACAGGCCTTCGAGCGCGAGCTGGATCCGGTAGCGCAGCGCGGAGTCGGACTCCATCACCGCGGCCGTCGGCGGGACGCTGTTCGGGTTCGCCGGCGTGATCGTCTTCCGGGTCACGCCGAACAGCGCGCCGAGGTTCTCCAAGTCGGCCCCGCCAGCATAGGCCAGCATCACGGCGCGAGCGGCGTCGTTGACGCGCTGCCGGATGAGCAATTCACGGTATGCCGCGACTTCGAGAATCTTGTAGGCCGGATCGGACTCGACCAGGGCGTCGAACGTCGCGTCACGGGTCCGCAGGTCGGAAATCATTGCCGCGAGGATAGCCTCGAACGACAGCGCCTCGACAACGTCGGGAGCCTGAACCGCGGACAGGTCGATGGGGGTGTAAATGCTCATGAGACGACGATTCCATCGAGGAATACGGGCTCGCCGGTCGGCACATAAACGGCCTCAAGGTCGACCTCGATCTTGCCGGCGGACACGGCGCGAGCCTGCACGCGCTGGACAATCAGGCGGGGTTCCCACCGGAGCAGCGCCTCGGCCGTGGCGGCGAAAATCTCCACGAGCGTCTGCGCGTTGAGCGGGTTGTCGACCAGGTCGAACAGGCGGCTGCCGTAGGTCCGGCGCATGACGCGGGAGCCGATCGGCGTCGTGAGAATGTCGCGGATCGACTGCCGCAGGTGGGCAATGCCCTCCAACGGTTTGCCGGTGCTCGCGTCGGTTCCTCGCATTGCGGGACTATCCGGCGAGCGTCTCCGGCGGTCTTGCGCGGTTTTGTCGGCGAGGCCGGGCGGGAGGACGAAAAAACCCCGCCGCGCACAAGGCGGGCGGGGTTGAGCGGAAGGGTGAACGATCAGTCGAACGCGCGACGGTTGCCGGCCGCGAACGCACGGCGGCGGTCCTTGCGGATCTGCCGCTGATTGCCCCCGACGCGGCCCATCAGGATGCCGCGGCAGACGCGAGTCGGAACTTTTGGAAGCACGGCCTTGCCTCCGACATAATCCCATCCGACAGACGGAGCGATCTTCAGTTCAAGCGGTGGAGGTGAGGTAATTGCTCCTGAGCCGGTGCCAACAGCTGCGCTTATTGCTAGCAAGGCCGGGATGCTTGAGAAAAATTTCGGACTCATTCGGTTGGTGGTGGTTGGTTAATTTAGTTTCATCGGGCAATGATTTTCAGTCGGGGCTCGACGTTGGCCGATCCTCTCGCGCAGGCAAGAAAAATCCGCCGCCCCGTGAGGAGCGGCGGATCGTATGAATACCCAATACCTACCGAGAAATCCGTGGCAGAGATCGGACTCGAACCGATGGCCTCCGGGTTATGAGCCCAGCGCGCTACCAACTGCGCCACTCTGCGATTTGGTGCCCGCCCCCATCGCTGCTCACCCGCAAGTGAGGTCTCGGCGTAAGGGGCGGGCGTGCCACCAACCAAGATGACGCGCCCACGGTGTCACGGGCGAGCCGCTTGTCGAGGAAAATCAGACGAGTTTCTGCACGTCGAACCCGACCGCCGGCATTTTCTCGCGGAGCTGCGCGAGCGTCATGCCGGCCGTCCATTGGAAGTGCGGCCCCTCCGGGAACGACTTCCACGTGCCCGCCCATTCGATCCCCATCGAGGCCGCGAGCGCCCCAAGTTCGCGATAGATTTTGTCGGCCCGGGCCGGTGCGGCTTCGTCGAGATACTTCCCGCCGGCGAACAGCCCGAGGTCGATGGCGAGCCCGTAGTTGTGCCAAGACGAGCCCGGGCGAGCCTTGGTGACGATCCGGCCTGGCTTCGTCCGGCCTTGCGCGTAGAGCGCCGCCTGCTGCTGCCACGACCGCAGTCCGGAAATCACCTCAGCGGTGACGCCGTGCTTCGCCAGGATCGGCTGCGCGGCTGCGAGGAACGCCTCGGCTTTCACGCGGAACTTTCGGTTGAGGCCGGACAGGTTTTCGAGGGTGCGCTTGCTGTAGCTCATGGCCTGGATCGTTTGTGGGCGAGTTGACGGAGCAACGCCCGGTGCCGGAACGTCGCGAGGTAGGTGAGGAGGCGGCGGATCATTGGATCAGTCGGGTGGATTGCCGCGGAACGAGAGCCACCCGCCGACGCGGACGGCCCGGTAGATCAGGCGGCGGCGGACGAACGGCACGCCGGCGTCCTTCATCGCGGCCAGGAAGATGCCGTCGGAGGTCGCGCGGTCGAACCGGCGGTTCGCCGGCGTGTAGAGAAAGTCGTGGATCAGCGCGGCCCCGAAGTAGTCGCCGAACGGCGAAAACAGGTTCCAGAAAATCCTCGGCACGCTCGCGCCGTCGGACTTGAATCCGGCGGGGACTTCGATCTCGCCGTGCTCGCTCGAGAGATAGCGGAACCGCTCGACGAGTTGGATGATCATCGAGCCGTTCTTGGTTCCGGCGTGCCGGAAAACAGGGGTGTCGGGGAAGGCTTTCATACGGGTGTCGAGGTAGTGGATCCTCCCGGCATCACGCCGCCGTGCACGTGCGTCTTGAGCGAGATCGAGCCGGCCTTCACGTCGCCGGTCACTTCGATGTCGCCGTTGAGGGTGATCTTCCCGCCGGAGAGCTGCATCGTGGTCCCGCCGACGATGAGCTGCACCTTGCCGTTGTCGGCGAGGATTTTTGTGCCGCCGACGTTGATCTCGTAGGTGCCACCGCTCGGGAGGTCGATCCGCTCGACGTTCTCGCGGTTGTCGGGGGCGGCGCGGTCGTCGTAGTTGATCGCTCCACCCATCACGAACCCGGCCCCGAGCTCGCCCATCGGCGCCACGACACAAACCTGCTCGCCGACCGCCGGCGGCGACCAGCTCTTGACCGATCCAGCGCGCGAGGTCTGCCAGGGGAGCCATGGCGTTTTGACCTCGCCGAACTGAACCTTGACGCGGCCCTGCGCGCGATCGACCTCGGCGATCTTTCCGATCCGGAAAAGGTTCGCGAGGCGGCGTTGGAGTTCGGCGACTTCGGCGCTCATGATCAGATGTCGGAGGGAAGATCCCGCTCGGTGTCGAGCAGCGTGTAGTGTTCGAGGTTGTCCGGGCCGATCAGCGGGCTGATACCCAGCCAGACCTCGGTCGGGACGATGCCGCCCGGCCAGATGTCGGTGCCGAGCAAAGCCTCGTGCTCCCACTCGACGCGCATCACCTCGTAGTCGTCCGGCTGGCCTTCCATGCGGTCGGGGAAGGCCCCCACGACGTTTGCAGCGCCGACCGGCTGGCCCCATCGGTGGCCGCGGATGAACTGCATCAGGGCGACGGCCGCGGTGCGGATGCCGAGCTTGTTGCCGGCCTTGTAGCTGTTGACCACGTAGCCGTTGAACTTCAGCCGCACGGCGAGCTGTTCGGTGCCGATGTCGTCGGGGTCATCGGCCGTCACCTCTTCGAGCTCGAAGAAAATCGCCGGCACGGAGACTCGCTCACCCTGCCGTGCGTAGTAGTCGACCAGCGTCCCGGAGAACCCCGCGGTGAGCGTGCTCTTGATCGCGGCGTGGAGGGTGGCGATGTTGACGGGCGTGTTCATCGGGCGATCCGGATTCCTCCGGCGATGGCTTGAGATTCACCGGTATTACGGCCGGACGCCTTGTCGAGGGCGAGGAAGAAAAACTCGACGAACTTCGCGGCCACTTCCTTCTCGAACTTTTCGAGGAACGAGACGCCTTTCTCGGCGATTGGGCGGCTTTGCTGGACGATCGGCAGCCGCTCCTTGCCGGCCCGTTTAAACACGTGGCCGCCGATGGTCGGGGCGACGAACGCCCCCTTGATCGTCTGCTGGCCGGTCGCGCGCACGCCGGATTTGTTCTGCCGCGCGCCGAGGTATTTCAGCGAGATTTCGTTCAGGCCATACCAGAGGCGAGCGGTCGAGAACCCCTTCACCGACTGGTATTGGAACTTGAGCCGGAGCCCCTGCCGGAGCGTGCGCAGCGGAACGCCGGCCTCCTTCGCAAGACGGCGCGCGCCTTCGCGGTTTGCCCACTGGCCAGCCTGCCGGGTGGCGACTCGCAGGGCGGCTTTCATGTCCTTCTGAAGCACGCCCAAGAGGCCGCGAATCCGCGACCAATCCTCGAAGACGAACAGCGCGAGCAGGTTCTTGGCCGCGCCCGCCTCGAAGCGATTTCCTTCGGTGCTCATGCCGGCTCGTGCGCGAGGGTGACGACCGCGAACCCGGTGCCGTCGGGCTGGATGTCGGTCACGGAGTAAGCGACGGCCCGCACGGTCACGGCGGCCTCGCGAGGGACGACGCCGACCACGTCCGACGCTTTGCAGGTCAGACGCGGCTGGGTCGTGGTCAGGCTGATTTCGCCGATCTGCGCGTCAACGAATCCATTGTCGAAGATCCCCCGGCAGCTCTTGCTCCCGCCACTCCACGCGAAAACGAGATCCTCGTCCTCGGCGAAGTCGGCGAGAAAGATGTCGAGCGGGTCGTCGATCATCGTCGGGATCAGTCGAAGGGATCGGCTGCGGGCTGCTCGGGCTCGGCGGGTTCGCCGGGCTCGGATTCAGCGGCGGCGGCTGCCGGCTTCGGCTTCCGGCCGCGCTTGGCTGGCTCGGGCTCGGCTGCTTCGTCGACCGGAAACTTGCGGCCGTCATCGCTCACGAGCGAGGCCTCGGTTTCGTCCGGCACGAGTTCGGCGCGGCCTTGATTGATGGTCGCTTGCCCGAACAGGTTCGGGACTTCCAGCACGGTGCCGGCCGGGGTGAATACCCCGTCGAAGGCCATGTTGCGGAGGGTGCGGATTTTCATCGTGTGATTTCGGCTGAGTCAGAAAAAAGGGGCGGGCGGTTTCCCACCCGCCCCCACGAGAGCCTCGGCGATTAGGCCGGGTTGGTCTTGAACCACGAGAACGACTCCGCGCGGCGGATCGTGAAGTCGACGTCCTGGAACTGCGTGATGCGGATGCGGCCCTTGTCGCTGTGGGTGTAGGGGTCGACGGTCACGTCGAGTCCGCCCCACATGCCGATGAGCATGTCGGCCCAGTTGCCGAAGAACATGTCGCCGGTGGTCACCTGGTTCGAGACCCGGGTGTTGTAGCCGTTGACGGTGTTACCCGGCTCCCAGATGGTGCCGGTGTCGCCGCCACCGCTGAACTTCTGCGTGGTCTTCAGGTGGCCGCGCATGCGGGCGTTGAAGATGTAGAGCATGGACTCCACATCGGCGTCGTCGGCCGCGATCTCGGTCTCCATCGAGACAATCTCGGCGAAGGTCGGAGCGTCGTCGGTCGCCCACATCGCGGCGTTGATTCCGGACTGAAGCGACAGGCCCTTCGGCTGGTTGCTCGCGTTGGAACCGTAGAGGCCGGCGCGGTCGATTTCGAGCGCCATCACGGTCGCGAGGTCGCGGCGGAACAGAGCCTCCACGCCGAGCGAGTTCTGCATGAGCAGCTTCCGGGTCAGCTCGCCGCGAGCGGAGAGCGTCTTCGGGCGCAGGCTCACCAGGCCGAACGTGATGCCGGTGGATTCGGCAGCTTCGTCTTCCCCGATCCAGCTCGCGGCCGGGCCGGTCGCCTGTTTCGGGATGTCGATGTTACCGACGAGGCCATTCAGCTCGGTGCCCAAGCCCATCAGCGCGGAACGCTTGCGGAGCAGGTCGATGAACGAGCTGGTCAGCAGGACGGTCTCGATGCTGTTCGTTCCGGCGTTGGTGTAGCCGGAGGCGGTCTTGGCACCCACGACGGTGTCGGCGCGCTGGCCGGTCAGCGGCTGAAGCAGCACGTCGACCGGAATCACGGTGCCCTTCGCGGAGCGGTGGGTCATCGCGTCGGCGGCGGTGCGGCAGGCCTCAAGCTCGAAGGCCGCTTCGTCGCGGAACTTCTTCGCCTGTTCGGGCTCGGCGCAGAGCGCGCGGAACAGCTTGATCATGGAGAACCCGCGGGCCTCCTTGTCGCTCAAGCCGATCGGCTTGGTGCCGTCGAGGACGGTCTTGTTCCGCTTGTCGAGGTGGTCGACCAGGGCGGTGCGGAACTGTTCCAGCGAGTGACCCTTCTCGACGGCTTCCTGCGCGAGGTCGCCGGCGTCATACTGCTTGCCGGCGGCGAAGATCGAGCGGACGCGGGCGCGCTCGTCGGACTCGCCGGCAGAGCGGACAGCGGCCTCGTCGACAACCTGCACGCGGGGAGCGGCAGGCGCTGGAGCCGGGGTCGGGGTGGGAGCGGCCGCGGGAAGCGAACGCTGAAGGAGGGCGGAAAGCTCGTCGTCGGTCGCGGCGTCCTGGAAGGACACGTTGAGCTGACGGAGCATGGCGATGATTTGAGCACGATTCATGATGCTGCGGTTCTGAGAGTTGTTAGACGGGATGAGGCTGCGGCCGACTCCAACGGTGCCATCAGCCGGAACCGTCACGAGGCTGACCTCGTAGGGTTCCCACTTCGACACGACGTAAACGTCGGTTCCGTCCTCGCGGGACTCGCTCAACTTCACTTCCCGGATGCGATACCCGACAGAGACGTTGCGAAGGATTCCGTCCTTCACGTCCTGCCATTTCTCCTCGGCGAGTTGAGAGCGGCCAAATCGAACGACAGCCCGGCCTTTCCGGTCTGCTCCGATGGTGGCCGATTCAACGACGCCGAGTTGTTCGTCGAGGTCGTGGTTGAAGAGAAGGGGACCGCCCGAGTTGAGGCGGGAAAGATCGACGGCGCCGGCTTCGTGCGCGAGGACTTCGACGACACCGGGCCAGCGTTCCAGCTCGATGTCGGACGAGAACGAGAGTTCGACGGTGCGAGCCTCCTCGTTGATGATCCGCGTGAAGAATCCGCCGCGAACGACGGGATCGCCGCCGGCCTGGATCGGTTTGCGCACTCCGGAGCCATCACGCCGGAGCGTCATGCCAACGAGGAACGGATTGGATCGGCGGGGTGCCATTGCCGGGGAAATTACGGTCTAGGCGAGCAAGGGTCTTGCGCGGTTTTGTCAGCGCGTCTCGCGGTGCCAGTTGTCGCCCCAGGGCTTGTGTGCCTCGTAGCTGCGAACCGGAGGCGAGGGCGGCCAGGTGGACGGGTCGGACGATCCGCAGCCCGAGAGAGCTGCGGCGATGGTGAGGATCAGGGCGGCGGTTTTCATGCGATGTTCGTCAAGTGTTGAGGCCGGAGCAGCGCCCATTCCCCCCACCAGATGCGGGACAGGACGGACACGAGGACGGTGCGGCCGTGGCGATCGAGAGCGAGGATCGGCCGGCCGCTGTCGCCCTCGCGGAATTGCAGCGGGCGCAGGTAGGAGCCGCGGAGCCAGTTCCTGAATGACGCATGCCGCTGGTAGGGGAATCGAAGCAACTCGCCGCCCGGCCGGGACATGTAGCCGGTGCCGGTGTGCATCCCGGCGATCGGGTAGCGGGTCACGGTCGGCGGGACGTCCTCGCGGAGCGTGGCGATGGCGATGTCGCCGTTGAGGAGGCGGTCCTCCCGCCAGTCAAGGGAAGGCTTCGGGCCGGTGCAAGCGAGGTCGATTCCGCGGACTGCCGCGATCGTGTAGGTCTGGCCGGCGATGATCACCTTCTGCCCCGACACCATCCCGAGGTGCCGCGCCGTCACGACATGATCGGTCCGCCCGATCCGCACTAGCGCGCCATTCAAATGGTCGGCGGATGGGTGCGGCCAGACGATGCCGGAGAGATCGGGGGCGAGGGTTTTCATGGTGGTCAATAGAAGGTCCAGAACAGCAGCCACCCCAGCATCAGCAGCAGGGCGGCGGGGAGGGCCATGGCTTTACTTGGCGACCCAGCCGGTGTTCCCGGTCCCGGATTCCTTGACGTAGAACGAGGTTGCAGCCCCCCCATCGGTTCGTCGGTAGGTGCTGCCGATGGGGGCGGTGAAGACGCCTTCCGGGCTGCCTGCGCCTTGCAGCTCGACGGGAGCGCCAAGGGTGCCGCTCGCCGAATGGAGGTTGCCGGAATTCACGTTGATTCCGGTCGCGGAGAGGAACGAAAGCGCGATGTCCACCCGGTTGCCTTGGATGACGTTCGCCGCATTGACCGCCCGGATCGAGACGGCGGATTGCCCGGTGCAGACGTTCCCGGTGACGACGGATTGATCGGTGACGATGGCTCCGATGGTGCCGCCGACGATGCGGTTGCCTTGGAGGATGATCCCGGTCTGACCGGAGACGTTGAACGAAACAACGGTCGCGGTCCCCGGCGTGCCCGCGAGGATGTTGCCGGAGGTCGCGAGGTAGTTTCCGATCACGGAAACGTCGTCGGAGGCTGCGCCTCCCGCAAGAATGGCACCATAAGGCGACGAGATCCGGTTGCCAATGATACGGGCGTCGGTCGCTCCGTTGAGGTAAACCGCGCCGCCGCTAATGTCGTTGCCGATGAGCGCCACTGCTCCGGCGAGGTTTACAACTGACGCGGAATAGCGGTTGTGGATCATTTGGACGTTGCATCCGGTCATGGTTCCGCTGCGGAACCCATTGACTGCGATCCCCCCGGTGACCCATGAGCAACCGGAAATCAGCACGTCCAAGGCGTCGGTGCTACCATCGCCGAGCGAAAGCGACGAGGTGGCCGCTTCGAGGTTGTTCTCGAACCAGCAATTCTCCACGCGCAGGAATCGCTCCGAGCGCGAGCCGCCGCCGGTCAGCGCCGCGCCGCTGGCGGTGATGGCACCTCCGGTCGCGGAAATGGCGCTGTTCCCGGCGCTGCCGGGAATCAGGGAGCGGACCATCAGCATGCTGCTTCCTGTGGTAGCTCCAAACGCAGAATTCCATGCAGTAGCGGCAGGGGTAATCCAGGTGGCCGTCACGTTGGTGTTCTTCGCGGTCAGCTTGTCCATGCCGCGGATCGAATAGCCGACATTCCCGACGGTCTCCTCGACAGTCTGGAGGATCGCGATCTCGTTCGCTCCGGGCGGATCGTCGGTGATGTAGCTATTGCCGGTTGTGATGTCGCTGCCAATAGACAGCGCCACGCCTCCATTTGTAGCGGCGAGTTTGAAGGTGTTCGTGGTCGCGTCGCGGATGTAGTAGGTGACTCCCTCGTTGAGGTTGGAGGCTGCTCCGCCCTGAGATTTATGGAGGATGGTGACGGCGGTTCCGTCTGCCCATCCGTGTGAGTTGGAGGTTAGGACGTTCGTGGAGGCGACTCCGGTGAATCGCTTCGCCCCGCCTACGAACGTGTAGGTCCGGCCGCCAGCGGTCAGCGTGTGGCCTGCCGATGGATTCGAGGCAAAGGTGAAGTTGCCCCGGCCATACTCAAGAGTGGCACTGGTCGCGTTGGTGTAGTTGTGGAGGTCGCGGGCGTTGTCGAAAAACTGGCAATCACGAATGACCACTTTTTCAAAAGCCCCGTCGAGAGCGCCCTGTCCCTCCGCGCCGCCGCCGACGCCATCGGTCGCGTCGCGATAGCGCGACATTGCGCAGTTGCGGAATAAGCAGCGTTCGACGGTGATCCAGTTCGCGGAGTGAATCGCGCTCCCACCGATGTTTTCGAACGTGCAGTCGAGAACGCGGACGCTCATTTCGGTGAGGTCGTAAGCATCGTTGTCGAGGTCGATGGCTTCGCTGGAAATCTCGCGAAATTTAACCCGCTGGACGGTGAGGTTCCGCACGTCGTTCTTGGTATCAATACCCTCCCCCTCGCCGTCGTTGTAAGGGGTCTGAAGGCGGGAACGGTTTCCATCCAGCGTGAAGTCGCGGAAGGTCACGTTCGACGCGCCGTTGACGTTAATGAAAGGAATCGCGTCGGTGCTGTCCGCCTGCTTCAGGATGGTCACATCCACGCCGTCCCCGGCGATGGTCATGTTGGAGTAGACCTGAAGCGACGGACGCTGGCCTACCATGTTGTCGGTGACGAGGGTTGTCGCCCCGTAAGCGGAGGTGGTCCACGGGATCGCGCCGGTCCCCGACGACGCGGCCTCGCCGAAGAGGTAGGTGCCGCGGGGGAAGTAAAGCACCCCGCCGGTCCCGTCGCCGATGGACAAGGCGGCAGCTTGAACGGCGCGGGTGTCGTCCGCCACGCCATCGCCGACAGCGCCGAAGTCCCGGACGTTCACGATTTTCTGTGAGTTGATCGAATTTCGGAACGTCGCGGCCTGCGTGCCGGTCATGGTCCCGGCCGCCGTCACAAGATTCCCCGGCGTCACCAGCGGAATCGCGAGCTCGGCGAGCGTGATTTTCTTCGAGCCTGAGCTGCCGGCCGAAACGTCGACGATCGGGATCACGTCGTTCGTCGCCGCCGATGCGCCGGTGAGGCTCGGCAGGTCGCTGATTTTCGTTCCCTGCGCGTCGGATTCGAGCGGCATCAGCAGGCTCCCCAGGATGGCCAGGAATAGGAGGTGTCGTTTCATGATTCGTCGGTGAGGTTCTGGTCGTCTTCGGTCAGCAGCGGCGCGTCGTCCTCGGTCAGCAGCGCGTTCTCTGGAATCGGCGAAACCGGCAGCCGCTTGATGAAGACCGGGGCCTTCACCAGTCGCCGGATCACGGGCCGGAGGATTTCAGCGCCTGCGCTCATTCGTCGGGACTGTTAGACGGTGCGCCCTGCTGCGGGCTGCCGGGCATGAGGTCGGGCTTCACGCCGAGGGCGTCCATGTCGGCGTCCTCGCGGGCGATTTCCTCCCACACGTCGACCGGGTCGCGGCCGGAGGTTTCGCGGATGATTTCCGACCGGCTCTTGATCTTCATGGCGACCGCCTTTTCGTTCGCGGCGACTTCGCTTGACGGGTCGATCCACGACCAGCGGCGAGGCTGCCAGGTCACGGCCTTGTATTTCTCGATGCGGTCGAAGCGCAGCGGCTTGCCGGCGACCGTGATCGCGTTCGCCACGAGCGCGCGTTCGAGCCACTTCTCGAAGACCCACTCGCACCAGGACGAGACGAGCCACTGTTGCAGGCCCTTCCACACCTCGCGCTCGTCGAGCGCGCCCTGGCGGATCGACGAGAAATTCACGCTCGTGAGGTCGGAGGCGAGATTGTTGTAAGAGACCTTCAAGCCCGACGCGATCGACCGCAGCATGGACTTCGTGAACGGGTCGATGGAAGCGTCCGGGAACTGAGGGTTCCACGGCACGAACTCGCGCCCGCCGATGTCCTCGAACGTGCCCGGGTCGCCTTCCATTGGGATGTCCTCCACGTCGTCGGCCTCGCCGTTTGGGTCGCGGAAGAATCCCATCTTCGCCGCGCCGACTCGCGCGTTGACGATCGCCGCGTCCTCGAAGCCTGAGAGCATGCGCATGCGCCAGAGCGCCGTGCGGAGCCACGAGAGGCCGCGCTTCTGGCCGACCAACTCGGGGAGGAAGATGTGGCAGACGTTCGCCGCCGGGATCACGTCGTAATCGGCACCGCCGGCCCCGCGGACGTAGCCGATTTGCCGCTCGTCCATTCGCTTGAAGTAGTAGCGCACCGGCCGTCCGTTCGGGTCGTGCTCGATCCCGTGGCGGATGACGTAGCCGCCGCCGAGGTCTTCGTAGTGGGTCGGGTCGAGCAGCACCGGGTCGAGGAACTGGATCGCGAACCCAAACTCGTTCAGCTCGCGCCCGTAGCGAGCGACCGCGATCACCTCGCCGTTCGGAGGGACGCTCGAGCAAATCAGCCGCTCGGCATCAGCCCGCGAGAGCTTTCCGTCGACCGTGAAGACGCCTTTTTTTGAGAACCGAGCGAAGGCTTCCTCGATCGCCTCCGATGCTCGCACGTCCGGCGTGCCGTTCGGATCCTTCACCGCGGCCTGCAAGGTGAACCCGTTCGGGCCGGCCACGTTGTCGCGCACGAGCTGGATGAACTTCGCGGCGTGATCGTTGTTCTCGACCTGCTCGCGGGAACGGGCGACCAGGGAATGCCAGTGCTGATAGATCCACGCGTCGGCCGTCGTCGGCGTCGCGCTCCACGAGGCTTCGAGCCGGCCGTTCGCCGCGGCTTGAAAGATCCGCTTCATCGGGATGCGACCGCCGCCTTCGGGCTGGACCGTCACGCCCGGCTGGCGCTTCGGTGGCAGCGCGCGGAGGTTCGGCAGCGATGCCGCCGGCTGCGAGGGCGAGGCCGACCGGCCGAGAAGTTTGGAGAGGATGCCCATGATCAGAATCGGACGGAAATTCGAGGCCCGAGCCCGCCGGTGCCGCTCTCGCGCCGGGCCTGCGCTTTCCAGTAGGACAGCAGCGCGAGCAGTTCCGAAACGGAGTAGCGTTCCAGCTCGCGGTTGTTGATCTTGTAGGACCGCACGCCCTGCGATGCGTTGCCGGCGATCATCGCTTCGATGTTCTCGACGACCTTGCGGGCCGGGTCGCGCACGTCGCCAACGGTCAGCGGAGCGTCGAGGTCGAGGGAGCCTTCGGTGATCACCGCGACGGATGCGTCGGCCTCGGTTGCCCAGGCCTGCCAGCGATACACGCCGGCATCCCACGCGGCCGTCGAGGTCGAAATGCTCCACTCGCTGCCGGTCTTCGTGGCCACCACGGTGCGGGTCTGAGGCCCGCCGAAACGGAACTCGACGGCCGTCGCCGTGGATGCCGTCACGCACAGCTTGAGTGTCTCGCCTTTGATCATCTCCAGGAGTTCACGAATCCCCCGCGGCGCGGTCGCCGGGTCTTCCGCGGACTATCCGCCGGGGGCGGGGTGGGGTCTTGCGCGGTTTTGTCCGCCGTCATCGGCTGGAACTGCTCGGGCTCGGGATCAGGCTCCGGTGCCGGCTTGGTCTTGGCCGCGGGTTTCATGGCCTCGACCCGCTCGGCCTGCTTCCTCATCCGAAACGCGATCTTGTCGAACTGCGGAGCACCCATGACCATCGCCGCGAAGGCATAGACCCGGCAGTCGAGCGCCTCGTTTCGCCGGCCTTCCTCTTTCTTCCACTCCCGCCGCGGGAACCCTTTCACGAACTTCGTCACGATCTTCTCGGCCGTCAGTTGCCGGAACCACTCGGGCTCGCGGCCCGCAGGAAAGTGGCAGTAGCCAGGGCCGGGTGAGTCGATCTTCAACCGCTTCATCACGACCGATTTCGCGTTGTCGACGCCGACGATGTAGAGGTCGACCTTGCGCCGCGTCTTGCCCGACTGCTTCCGGTTCGGCGGTCCGACGATCGGCACCCCCTCCCCGCCGCGTCCCTTCACCGCGAAGATCCGGTCGCCGCGGTGCCGGCGGACGTAGTCGTAGACCGCCTGCGTGTTGTGGCCGCCGGAGTCGATCATCGTGTAGCTGGCCGTGATCGGCACGCCCGACTCGTGGCGATACTGCTTCCGCACGAAATCGGTCAGAGCATCCCACGGGCTCCCGCGGCTGCCCTCCGGGATGTCCGGATCGCCGTGAAAAACCCGGTGCTCGATCGACCACGATTCCTCGCCGGCTCCCCAGGCCACACACTCGGCCTCGATCCGGTCCGGCTGGGTGTCGGCACCGATCGTCAGGAACAGGCCGCGCGCCGGCACCGGCGCCGCGTAGGTCTCGACGCGCTCCATCAGCTCATGCTCGGTGACTTGCTCGGCGGCCTCTTCCCACGTCTCGCCGAGCGACGTGTTCACCCACACCTGAAGCCGCTGCGGGTTGCCCTTCGCTTCGAGGAAATCCGCGACCACGTCGGCGATCGATTTCCACGGGCTGTAAAGCTCGTTCAGGTGGAACCCGGCCTTACCCTTGAACGGCGCGGTCGCGATCCACCGGCCCCGCCGGATCGCCGCGTTCTTCGCTGCGTTGCCGAACTCACCGGAGCAGGACGGGCAGACCATCCGCGCAGTGCCGGGCAGGCCCGATTCCCACCGGACGTTCCCCCAGGCCAGCGTGTGCTCGTGGCCGCAATGCGGGCACGGGACATGGAACCGGCGCTTGTCGGTTTCCTCGAACGCCGTCTCGATCCGCGAAAGGCCCTTCACGGTCGGCGTGCTGACCATGATGATTTTGCGGTTCCAGAACGTCGTCGTCCGCTTGATCGCCAGCCCGATCGGGTCGCCTTCGGTTCCCGCGCTCGCCGGCATGCGGTCGACCTCGTCGAACAGCACGACGCGGATCGGCCGACCGGCCAGGCCTGACGGTGCGTTCGCGCCGACCATCGTCAGCCGGCCGCCCGGGAATGCCTTGTGGAGAATCCGGTTGTTCGAGTCGCGCGACTTTGGGTCCGCCACGCGGTCGCGGATCGCCGGCGTGTCCCGGAGCATCGGCGCGACGCGGTCCTTCGAGAACGTCTCGGCCATCGCGATGTCCGGCTGCACGATCAGGATCGGGCACGGGTCGTAGTCGATGTGGTAGCCGATCGTGTTGAGGATCACCTCGGTCTTGCCGACCTGCGCCGACGTCATCACCACGACCTGCGACACGGTCGGGTCGTTCGCCGCGTCCATCATCTCGCGCTGATACTCGGCGCGGGAGGTGTCCCACTGGCCGTGCTCGGCGCTCGCTTCGGGGGAGAGCTTGCGGCAGCGGTCAGCCCACTGGCTCACCGTCCACTTCGGTGGCGGTGTCCAGTTCCTCACGATGCGCCGAAACGTATCGGTCGGTGACGAGTGCGGGATCATAGGATGCGAGTTCGTTCAGCGCCTCCGTGACGGTGGCTTCGAGTTCGGCTTCGATCGCTGCCAGGTTCTCCACGCCGTGGACGCGCGGGGCGAGTTTTTTCGGCATGGCGAGGAGCTTCGCCCGGCACGCGAGCAGGTGATCCGTCCACACCGCCTCGACGGCCTTCGCCTCGTGGACGGTGCCCTTCAGGATCGCGGACTGCATTTCCGCCATGTCCGCCTTTGCCCGGGTCAGGCGCGTGCGCTCGGCTTGCCAGTCGCCTTTTTCCTCGCCGCTGTCCCACTGGTTGACCCGGCGCTCTTGGAGGAACTTGATGTAACCCCGGATCGACGCCCACAGGTCGTAGCGGCCGCGGGCGGATTTCGCCACCACGCCGTCGGCGGCGAGCTGCTGGACGCGGACCGCCGTCAGGCTGAACAGCTTCGCGAGCGTGCCGACGTCGACAGTCGGAGCTTTGGCCTCGGCGCTCATGCGATAGCGTTCACGTAGGCCTCAAAGGTTTGCCCCGGTGCCGGCAGCAGCAGCAGGTCGGGGCGGTAAAGCCTCGGCGCGCCCGAAATTGCGGGCTCCCACGTCGCCAGCTCGTGGCGCTGCGGCTGCCTCACGATCTTGCCCTTTGCGATGTCTCTGACCACGCCGCGCAGCAGCTTAATTCCAAGCGGGGCGAGTTCGCGGATCCACAGCTCAAGCTCGTCGTCTTCGGGCCGGACAAACACGTGCTTCTGGGCGGCCAGCGGCCCGCCGTCCACGGTTTCGGACAGCCAGTAAACCGACCCGCCGGTGACGCGGTCGCGCATTCGGATCGTCCACCGCACGGCGTCGCGCCCGCGGTGAATCGGGAGCAGGCTTGGGTGGTAGCCGATGGCTCCGAGCTTTGCCTTCAGCCTGGTCCGCCGGCCGATGAAATCGTGGCTGTGAGCGGTGACGATCAGGTCGCAGGGCGGACAGTTTTCGGCGGTGAGCGTTCCGGCCTTGATGATTTTTGTGCCGGAGTTCGCCGCTGCAATCCACAGTTTGTCGGGCTTCTCGGGGGCGACCGGGCAAACTGCGGCGAGTATTTCGTGTCCCTCCTCGCGGAGCATTTCAAAAGTGTCGCGGCCGAACCGCTTCTGCCCGGCGAGAACGATTTTCAGTTTCTTGGTCATGGTTGGGAAAGTGGGCCTCCGATGTATTTGAACCCTTGCACGGCGCGGAAGTGCCCGCCGTAGCCGGTGCCGATAGTCTTGGCACCTAGCGCGTCCCGGGATTTTTTGATACTGCGAGCGCTCCTGTTTTTGTTTTGCCCATTCATCACTGCCGAGACCTGTTTCCAATCCGGCGACCGGCGAAGGAACTGCACAAGCTGAGGATGCGACGTGTGGAAGTAGGTCGGGAGCTTACGGCCTTGCCGGCCGCCCCCGCTCTTGTGGTAAGCGCACACCCAGTTGAGGAACCGGGTGCCGACGCCGGCCCCCTGCCACTCGGGCATCACGACAAGGCGCGTCGCCCGAAACGCCGGGATCTCGAACCGCGGCGTCACGGCGAGGTGCGCGACCGGCTCGCCGTCCACTACGCCGACGAAGTATTCCGCCGCCACCGGCCGGGGTAGCTTCAAATAGTAATGCGGCTCAAACAGGGGCCAGTAACTTGAATTGACCTTCCGAATTTCGAGTTCGATGTCGGGGCGTTTCCAGGGCTCGCCAGCCCCGCTTTTTTTGTGAGCGTTCCTCGCCCCGTGTCAAAAACCCAGTCCGGCTCGATCCAGTCGAGGATGTCGTAGTGGCAGGACAGCAGGACGACCCGCTTGCCCTTCAGCCGGCGCCATGTCTTTGCGAACGCCAGCGCGCCGATCTTCGCGATCTGCCGGTCGATCACCGACGTGAACTCGTCGACGACCAGGACGTCGGGGGGATCGCATAGGCACCGGGCGAGGCCGGCTCGGAATTGCTGGCCGTTGCTCAGGGCCTTGAACGGGCGAAGCCACGCGGGAACGTCGCCGAGCCCGACCGCTGCAAGCGATCCGGTCACGGTGTTGAAGTCGCCCCCGGGGGCGATTGCGTCAACGATTGGCTCGTCGTCCGGCCAGCCGGCGTAAAGGTCGGTGACGCCCCCTCCCAGCATTCGGCCGATGCTGCTCTTTCCAGACCCGGACGGCCCGACCACGACGCCGATTTGCCACGGCTCGTCCGGCCCGGGAACGTCGGCGTCGAGGGAGAACGTGTCGCCGCGTTCGGGGTTGAACAGCGACTTGACGCGGGCGGCCCGGTAGGAGTTGAAGTCTCGGCAGGAATTGCGGATCTCGATTTTCATACGCAGACGACTTTGCAGTTGAGGCCTTCGGCCGTGAGCTTAGCGTAGATTGCTTCTTGGTGGGCCTCGTCGCGGCAGATGACCGTCACGGCGAACTGGTCGGCAAAGTTGTCGCCGGGGTCTTCCTGGCCGGGCTCGCCGTCTTCCGGCCCCGGCGGGTTCAGGAACCGCTCGATGCTATCCCCGTCGAACCCCGTAAGGCTCAGGTCGAAGCCGTCCTCCCGGAGCGAGGAAAGCTCGACGCCGAGCAACTCCTCATCCCACCCGGCGTTCAGCGCGAGCTTATTGTCGGCGATGACGTAGGCCCGCTTTTGCGCGTCGGTCAGGTAGCCCAGCCGGAGGCAAGGCACCTCGGCGAGCCCGAGCTTGCGGGCGGCGAGCACGCGGCCGTGGCCGGCGATGATGTCGTTGTCGGCCCCCACGAGGACCGGGTTCGTGAACCCAAACTCTCGGATCGACGCGGCGATCTGCGCGACCTGGTCGTCGTTGTGGGTGCGGGAATTCCGCGCGTAGGGGATCAGCGCCTCGATGTCGAGGTGCTCAATCTGCGGGCGGGTGTCGGTCGGTTTGGTCTTGGCGGCCATGATG